GATATGTATTTACCCATGCGTTGTTACGCGAATAAGAGAGAACTCTTCAATAAGGGTGAACATTGTAAATGTAAAAATTTTTGTAAGTATCCACCGAATAAGGGTACACCCGCGACGGAACTCATCACCGTTAAGAAGTATAAGGGAGTCAATCGTCTATAAATCAGAATGTCCCTCGGGATCAAGAAGCTCTCGAATGATTCTATTCTTCCTACTCGTGGTTCCGATGGGGCTGTGGGTTATGACATCTACAGCAATATGGGGTGTGTTATTCGCTCGTCGGAGAGTGGGCTTGTCTCCACGGGGATCGCAGTTGTTCTCCCATCTGGAGTATACGGGCGAGTTGCTCCCCGTTCGGGACTCGCTGTCAAACATGGTATCCAAGTTGGGGCTGGGGTCATCGATCCGGATTATACGGGAGAAGTCAAAGTCGTTCTCTTCAATCATGGAGACAAAGACTTTGAGGTTAAGAAGGGTGATCGGATCGCTCAGCTCGTTCTAGAGCGGTGCGAAACTCCACCCGTCAAGGAAATTGAAATTATCGAGGAAACAGACAGAGGCTCGGGTGGATTCGGATCAACGGGTAAGTGAAAGTAATGCCATGAAAAATAAACAAATGCCGAAACCTAATATATAAAAGAGCATGGTGTTACCATCCGCCTCGGTGTCGGGTTCAGCCTCAGGCACGAACGCCTCCACGGGTTTTTCCGGTGGTACGGGTTCGTATTCTTCCGTGTCATCCGAAAAGCAGTCATCGTCATCACTCGCGACGTATCTACCCTTTTCTTCCTTTGTGCATTTGTTGGGGTCTACGCAAAACGCACAGGACTCATCAGCCTTACATTTACAACACTGATCGAGAGATTTTTCTGGTTTTGTTATATTTTCACTCGGGGCCATGAATCCGGATTTACACACGTCGGGACTGACTGGTCTGCACCCCATGGGTTTTATCTCGACGTGATTCTCACGCTTTGATTGTCCGATTATACAACTCATTATAATAGGTCCATATTTTTATCACCGCCACAGTACCAAAAATCTTCTTTCGTCGGCATGAATAGGATACCCTTATTCATGGTCATGAACAGTTTAGCCTTGTTAACGTCGGGATACGACCAAAGCATCCATCGTTCCCAGTATTCAGCCCTGAAAAAATCCTCCCAATCCTCTTCCGTACTTTCATCGACCATCAACATACCACGATGAATTTCGAAAGTATTCGTCTCGATCCGGAGATCCCTGGGAATGACGGCACCTTTTCTGAGAAGGTGTGCACGCATGAGCCTTGGATTACCATGATTCACGTAGTGTTGAAATCCCTTCTGTCCGAAATCGATAGTGCGTTGATTGGGAAGAGTCACTCTATATTTATGCGACACGGATGGGCTCGGTTTAAGGATGACGTGCATAGTACTTGTAACGAGGAAAAAAACATGCTCGAATATACATCACGCGACGGGATCGCGATACGAGTGGGACAAAATGCAAAGGAAAATGACCAGTTGACACTTTCGAGTGTGCCTCAACACTGGTGGATGCACGTGGCGGGCTGTTCCGGATCGCACGTTGTGGTGTGCCATGAAGGTCCACAACTTCCCAAAGAGACGAAGAGAGATGCGATGGTCCTGGCTGTTCATCACAGTCAAGCACCAGACACGAAGATGTCCTGTGTTGATGTGACCCGTGTTGAACACGTCATGTGGATGCGTCAAGCGGGGAAGGTCAAACTTCAAGGTGAAGTTATGGAGTTGAGTATCTTCATGAGAAGGGAAAGGGAACGGTTGGAAAGAATCTTAAAAACGAAACGAGTGATACAACTAGAATGAATCATCAAGATTGGAACCCTGTCGTCATTCATGGAGCGAAACACAATGTTTCGCGACCCATGCAGTCACACAATGAAGTGACGAAGGAACAAAAGTTGGATCGTGAAGAGTTGGGAACACACAACAAAGTTTCACTTTCCACGGCTAAAATGATTCAACAAGGACGTATTGCTAGAGGTTTCAAAACACAAAAAGAATTAGCAAACGCGGTGGGTGTAAATGCAAGTATTATCAATGCGTATGAATCCGGTCGGGCTATTCCCGATGTACAGATTATGCAGAAGTTGAGAAGAGTTTTGGGTGTGAAACTAAAGTAGATTGTAAACTTAAAAAGCTAAAGCGAGTCACATGTATGGACAATGGTAGACATCTGGTCGTTGAAAGTCCCGATGGTTCTATCGCGATAGCATTTAACGAAGACGTTCAACCACCTTCAACACGAACGCGTGTCACTGTTCGTGTTATCGGATTCCATTATACCCACGGTTCAAAACTTTCATCAAACATACTGTTTTACATCAGTGTTTTCATGGTGGCATTTTTTCATAGAGGGATTGACATCTTCAACACCGTCATGATCTTGATCACCATGTCGTTATTGTATTCAGAGTGGCTCGTTTCTAAATCACAACTCTTGTGTCACGGAATGGTGTCTTCTCTATTGTTCGTTCCAGTTCTTTCAATTCATATGTGGGATCAGGTCGCATATCAATTGGGTTGCATGATATTGTGCTTCATTTCACATTTCACCTCGGAAGATATTATTGTTGAGCATCTTGAACATGAATAATTTTATCAGTGTACTATAAAATGTCCAGAGCTTCTAATAACGCGGAAGCTAAATTTTTTATGATGTTCCTCGCCGGTGTCTTTGTTATAGGAGTGCCTCTTACTATTTTATCTATATATGCTTTTCCAAAACCTAATAAAAAGAAAGACTCAGAGTAATCTTTTATACGTTCCAGCAATGTAGTAGACTTGCTTGAAGCCAAGTTCATATAATTTCTCTGCCGCAAATCTGGCCCTCTGTCCAGTGTTGCAGTAGATGAGTAATCCAGTCTTAGGAAGTTCTGAAGTTGTCTTTTCGTTAATTTTATCCACGGGGATGTGTAAAGCTCTGGGATAGTGTCCAGCTCTGTATTCAACGGCTGTCCGAACATCAATGACTTTCTTTATTTTACCCTCCTTGATGAGACGCTTGGCCTCTTCTGAGGATATAAGATTCTCGCCAAGGAATGTGTACGCTGTGAGGGCGGCGAGACCACCGACAATGAGGAGAGGAATCATTTAGTATTCTCGGAGATTTTAACTTCCTCGTGATCCATCTCAAAGCAACATTGTGCAGCCCCGTCATATGTCCTACGACAAGATTTACAGTAATAAAGGGTAGCGTCGTCCATACTGTATATGAACAAGAAATCAGCTGATGTGTCCACTCGTCTCACTCCTGATGAGCTTGCTAAGCGTTCAATGGATGCCCGTATTCGCGTGATGGAGGAGGCACTTAAGGCTGAAAAGGTTCGATATAAGTCTCATTGTGACTCGGAGAAGTTCAAGAAGTTCCTCGAAGACCGACTCACAATTTGGGAGGGGGAGAAGGACAAGACCTTTCACGGAAAGAAAATGTATGAAAAAACTAAAACTCTACTTGACAACTGGAATTAATTACCGAACGCTACACCAGCCATACCATTCTTGATACGAAGAATGTTATAGTTGACCGCGTACATACGCTGGTACGTGTTACCACCAGTGACGTTCCTGAGTGTCACCTTCGCCGTGTCGATGCGGGAGAAGTTCAGGGAGCCAGAAGGCTGGGACTTTCCGATGTTGAGACAGAAGGGCCAGGTGTACACGGGGGCGGTTTCGAGGAGGTCGTCGGGAAGAGATTGGCAATGCATCTTGGGGACGACGCTGTGATGGTAATCCTTGGACATGTTCTCGGAGAGGGGTGTACCGTTGATGTACAGTGTGGCATCGTCAAACGCGTAGGCTGTATCCCATGCCGCACCCACGTTGGAAGACACGAGGTGGAGGGCACTCGTGGGGTGGTTGAAATAGGTGAGATCGATGTCGGTATCTGTCGAACCGACCATCTGGTACTGCGTCTGGGTGATGAGAATCTCATGCTCACTGTCTGTGAAGAACTTACGCTCGTCGGTGTCGAGGTAGGCGTACATGGCGTACACCTTGGGAGTCGACGAGAAGGTGCCATCGCGGCACTTGATGCGAATCTCGACATCATGGTACTGCATGGCGACGAGGGGGAGAGACTTGGTCCAGTCCTGGCTGAAGAAGAAGGGAATCACGAAATGGTCGGCGGTTCCCGCGGCATTCTTCGCATTCTCCTTGATCTCCGAGGTGGAAACAGCCGTCGACGCACGAGCCTGTGTCTCGTTGTAGAGCACGTTGTGTACACCCTGGGCGTAGAGAGAGTCGAGACGGCAGACCTGCTGACCACCGACGTAAAGAAGGAACTCTGTCGGGCTAGAGCCCTTGGAGAAAAGACCAGTCGTGTTGGAACCGGTCGCGGCGATACCGGGAGCCTCGATCCAGACGTAGCTGAGAAGATCACCCTTGGACTTGATGGGGACGGTCACTTCGGCACCCGAAGTGAACGAACCGATGTAATCGATGCGTTCGGGCTTGATGGAAAAGTTTGTGTGACGCTTGTAGTTCTGACGGAAAAAACTTACTTCGGGTTGGCCGGTGATGTAGACATCCTGGGCACCCTTGGACACGAGGTCAATCAAGGCAGCTGACATTTACTAGTAAACGATATTAAAATTTTGGCTCGAAGTATACATAAGGAAGGATGGTTGTTTTTCAGGCTTTGACATGGGAGGCACGCGACGAAGGTGAAGACCACTTGATCAGTATATTTGGAAAGACGGAGGATGGTAAATCCGTCTGCGTCACCACGGCTTTCGAGCCGTACTTTTATATTAAACTCCCCGACATTAAGTACGCGAAGGAGATTTACGCCCACATCAAAGACAATTGTCTCGGATACACGATCGTGGAGTCTAAAGACATTTGGGGGTTTCAGAACAATCAAAAATTTTTATTCATGCGTGTCACATTTTCCAACCTGAAAAAGCGACGAACGGTGGACTATTTTCTTAAAAAACCACTGACCCTCGCGTCTGGTCCGTTTCCCCTGAAGGTGTATGAGTCGAATCTCGACCCCATCCTTCGTATGATGCACCGAACGGGGATTCAGTCGACGGGGTGGCTGGACACCGGAAGTGAATGCGTTCGATCCAATCTTGCACGCGTCAACATCGATCTGTTCTGTAACGACTGGGAAACGCTCACACCCGTCAAGCGCGATGATGTGGCACCGTTTGTCGTGGCATCCTTCGATATTGAGTCGAACAGTTCTACTGGAAAGTTCCCTGACGCTGACATTACCGGGGATGCGTGTTTCCAGATCGCACTGTCCCTGTGTACACTCGGTTCAGATGAGCCCTACGACAAGACGTGTTTCTGTTATAAGAAGACGGATCCAAACCTGGAAGGGTCGAACATCGTGAGTTTTGACACGGAACGCGATATGCTCGAGGCGTTTCGTGCATATCTCATCAAACAGGACATCGACATCATGACGGGATGGAACATCTTCGGGTTCGATCTTGAATACATCTATAAGCGAGCGGCGAAGGTTGGGTGTAGTTCGTCCTTTTTTAACCTCGGAAAGTTGAAGAATGTCGATTCAGAGATGGTCTACAAACGCCTTTCGTCGAGTGCTCTCGGGGATAACATGTTGAAACTTCTCCCGATGTCGGGGCGTTTCATCTTCGACCTGTTTCACGAAGTCAAAAAGGGCTACAAACTCGACAGTTACAAACTGGATAACGTCTCTAAACTGTATCTCGGTGACCAGAAGATCGACATGGCACCCAAGGAGATGTTTGCCCGCTTCGTCGAAGGCGACCCCGTCAAACTCCGGGAAGTCGCGGAGTATTGTATCAAGGATACTC